TCAGCAGAAAAAGCCGCACCATTGCATTTCAGCCAGCCTGTTGGCGGAGTGGCTGTAGGCCACGGAACAGGCACCCCAACAGGTAATGCTGAGCCTTCTCCCAAACCAAGGTATTGAAGAAGTCCCGCAACATCCTTGCCACTCAGGTTGGTCAGCGTGGCGTCTTTCTGCTGCTTTCCAGCAAGCGCATTCGTCATGGTAGTGGCGAAGTTCGGATCGTTACCCAGTGCAGCCGCCAGTTCATTCAGTGTATCCAGCGCCGCCGGAGATGATGCCACCAGTGCCGCAATAGCTGATTTCACAAATGCCGTGGTGGCAACCTGCGTATTGTTCACGGTCTGCGCAGCAGTGGGTGCCGTTGGCGTTCCGGTCAGAGTCGGGCTTGCCAGTGGAGCTTTCAGCGCCAGTGCGTTATTTAGGGCCGTGACCACATCCTGCACAAAAGCTGTGCTGGCAATCTGTGTGGTATTGGTTCCTGCCGGTGCAGTTGGTGCTTTCGGCGTCCCCGTCAGCGTAGGGCTTTCCTTAGTGGCGTACTGAGTATGAGGGTCCGCTGCGGCAAGGTGTTTAGCCATCAGATCATCCACATACACCCTAAGCTCCAGCACCTTGTCATCCACATATTTGCGGGTTGCCAGAACCACTGACGGGTCAATTTTCAGGGTAATGTTATCGGTACTGCTGGTAATAAGCACCATTCGCACCGTCTGCGTGCGTCCGCTCCCCTCAGCCAGCTGCGGCTTGTAGCTCTCAGGGCAATTGCCCACGGCAATCAGTGCGCCGGTTTCATCAAAAAGACCGACCTCACGAATCCACCAACCGCCCTCAGTTTCGGGGATCACCTGCTCAGCAATAATCTGGCTGCTGTTCTGCGGATCGATATACAGCATATTCAATGCCGCACGGCGCTTTTCAGCAACCAGCGCTGTCTGCTGCGCGCTGGGCGTTGGCAACACTCCACCACCGTCGCCCACAGCCATCTGGGTAATCTTAAGCGGGACACCAAGCGCGGCGGCGCTTGCCAGTTTCGCCGCGCCGATATCCGTCAGCATGGTATAAAATTTTGCGCTCATGGATTCACTCTCATTGTGTCAATAACATGGACCGCCCCGCCCTCGTAAGCGGTGCCGCCGGAAATAATGGTTTCGTTGATATACGGGTAGATCGTGATTTCCTCTCCGGTGTAGGTGGCTGCCCCCACAAAATAGGGGCCGCTGGTCTGCAGGTTGATGGACATGCCGACCAGATGGCGGCTGCACGGCTTGGCGTCACCAATCAGGCGCTCCAGTTCCAGATAGGTTTCTTCCGTAATGCCCTGGTCCTGCACGCCAATATCCAGGCGAAACGTGCCCGGTTTCTCGCCGGTCTGCCACCACTCAATGATGCGGATCAGGAAGCCGAACGGCTCCACCACGCGCCGCACGGCGCTGGTTGTTCCCTTGTGCTGATGGATGTAGAAAGCATCTTGCACCACGCGGCGCTTGACGTTTTCCGCCCAGCTTTCGTCCCAGCGATCAACGGAAAAAGCCCACGCCAGATACGGCAGAAAGCTGACCGGACACGTTGCCGGGTTCCACAAGTCACGTAGCGGCACCTGCAGATCGGAAATCCCGCTGCAGGTCTGCGCCAGTCGGCGCTCAAGCGGCGATGAACCAGGCGGCAGCAGGCTATTCATCCGTGCCCCCGTTGGTTACGCTCCATTCCGTACAGGATGCCGCCTGCGTCTTATCCAGCACTACATCATCCAGCGGGGAGGCCAGCTCCACACGCTGGACGCCCTCAACGTGCAGCGCGGCATAAATCGCGCTGCGACGGATATCACGGCCCAGCCGCGTCTGACTGGCAATGTACTTTTGCAGGCTGGATTTTGCCGCCGCCATCACCGGCTCAGCTTCCGGCCCCGGATAAAGAAAAATCGTTGCATCCACGCTGTACGGGATTATTTCGGCGCTGCGCACCGTCAGTCGGTCTGCCACCGGACGCACGTTCTCGCTGTTAAGCGCCTGCTCCACCACCGCCAGCAGATCAGCCTCTGCCGTACCGTCCCCCTCACGGCTCAGTACGGTAAGCACCACCTCCGCCGGTGCCGGGCTGGTTGCGCTGGCATCTGCCACGCGCCCGTCCGCGCTTTTGGCGTGAAACTCATAGGCCGCCGTCGGTCCTGCAACGGACAATCCTTCAAACGCAGCCGGAACACGCAGGCGCAGCGCCTCATCGCTTTCCATTACTGCCGCGACCGGCGGCACCGCGTCGTTGTCGGCAGGCGTTACCGTCAGGCGTTTCACGTTGTAGTTGGCTGCCAGTTGCTCAAGATCATTTCCCATCGAATAGGCCACCATCACCGCCTGCGCAGCCTCGTTAATACGCTGGCGCAGCAGGATTTCGCGGTATGTGCTTTCCTGCAGCAGCTTGGTGACGGGTTCAGATTCCAGCGCCAGTGTGCGCCGTACCGCGTCCTGCTCATCCGCCGGATAAAGGGCCACAAAAGCGGCCTTGCGCTCAGCCAGCAGAGTCTCAAAATCCGGCACGTCCACTATCTGCGGCGCGGGCAGTTGGGAAAGGTCAATCACTGCCATTGTCTGCTCCTGTAGATACCGAAAGGGAAACCGGCGCGCCATTGCTGCGCTGCCCGGTAAGCTCAACCACCATGGAGCCGTCAAAATTGCTGCTGATGGTGATGGAATCCAGCGTAAGCCGTGGCTCCCAGCGACTCAGGGCCACATAGACCGCAGACATAACCTGCAGGCGTAGCGCCGGATTCTGCGGCTGGTCAATCAGGGCGGACAGCAGGGAACCATATTCCCGACGGGCAATCCGGCTGCCCTGTGGGGTCAGCAGAATATCCCGCACTGACTGGCGCAGATGGTCAGTATCAGTAATGGTCTTGCCGTTGCCCTGGCTCATGCCGATATACAGCGTCATACCGGGCCTCCTGACGTATCGCCGCCGGACTTAACGCCGGTGTGACCGTGTTTATCCACCACGATCCCGTTGGAACTCATCGCGCCGCCGCCCTGGGTGACGCCGCCATTGATCACCATCTCGCTGTTAATGCGCGTGGTGTCAGCCTCCACCACAAACTCACCGGTTTTGAGAGTGATATTGCCCGCCGCCTCGATCACCATTGATTTGATGCCCCGGACATGCCACCGCCCGGTGGCGGGTTCATACTCAAACCAGCCCCCGTCCGGGTACTCCGTCACGCAACCATCCACGGAATCTGAGGGCGGCGCAAACTGATTGGAGTAGATGGCGGGCAGCACAAAAGCGGTTTCCAGATTGCCGCCCATACTCAGCAGCACCACCTGCTCATCCGGCGACGGACACCACCATGTACGGGCACCACCTGCACGCAGCGTCAGCCAGTTAATCCAGTTGGTTTCAAGCTCGCCCACTCTCACCCGGCACAGCCAGTTTTCCCGGTCCACTTCGGTCACGGTGCCGGTGCGGATCAGGTTGGTGATAAGGCGCATGATTTCGGTCAGTTGTGCATTCATAACGAAAGGTTGCCATCAGAGGGAAAAGGGAGGCAGCGCGGGCGCTTGTGCCAGCGGTGGCACAAAGATCACCCCGCCAGCCAGCGCAGCAGAGTGTCACGGGTGACGGTTCCCACCTCATCATTCACACCCAGCAGTCGGCGCTCTGCGTAGCGGACCTCCGGGCCTTTTCGGCTGACGCGATCCCGCAGGCCGTAATGGTGAACACGGGCAATGCGCTGCACCTTGCCATCAAACTGCACGCTGGCGGAGTCCGCACTGGCGGTGGTTTTCAGGTATTTTGTGGTGCGAAGCTTTGCAAACATCTGGCGTTTGATGCGTCCCTTCTTGCTGCGGGCAGTCACCCGGCGCGGCTCATAGCCGCTGCCGTCAGGATTACGCTGCAGCCTGATGTTCTGCTGCTGCGTCCGGCGCAGCTGTTGCGCCAGTTGCCGCATCATACGGCTGCGCGCGGCAGGCTCCAGATTTGCCAGTAGCGCCGTCAGCCAGTCATCCACCCTCTGCAGTTCATCCACGTTTCACCGTCCACATTTCTTCGGGTTCTTCCGGCTCCGGCTCCGCTTCAACGCTTGACACGCTGCCGTCAGTGCTGACCAGCACGCGCTCCGTCAGTTGCAGGTTCAGGCTGATATCGCACACATCGTTGCGCAGAATATCCACTTCAAAGGTGAACAGTTTTTCGCGCAGCTCCGGGTTATTGATGGCATCCGGCTGGTTGTCACTTAGCCACAGCAGCACAGGAGCCATCAGCAGATTCTGATCGCCGCTTAAATCCTCGATCACCACGTTCAGGGTGTAGCGGTATTCCCATGACATGGAGCTGGCACCGGTTGCCACCAGTGAGCCGTTATCAACGAAAAGGTGCAGCTTGTCCGGGTTGTCGCGGACATAAGGCACCGCTTTATTCAGCGCGCTGCGTAAGGACTGCGGTTTGTTCACTGTCTCGCTCCTGACACGCAATAATCGTGTCCACTTTGTCAGCACAGACCGCCCAGGCGGCCTCGGTTTCATCCAGCGCCGCATTCAGATCGCCGTTACTGCGCGGCGCTGACCTTTCCAGGCGGCACTGCGTCACTCTGGGACAACCACTCACGGTAAGCTGCACCTCCGGCGAGGGCCGGACGCTCCCGCAGCCGGATAATGTCAGCAGGCAAAGGAGTATCAGCCCAGCGGCGCAAATCCTCATTTTCACGTTTCAGTTCCTCGATCCGGTGCTGGCGGCTGCGCAGAAGTGCGGTGGTCTGTTCCGCTGCCGCATAAAGCCGCGCCTGCTCCCGGCTGTTGGTTTCGGTCAGAATGGACAGGCCGATCAGTTGGCTGTTTTTCTTCGTCAGCTCCTGCGTTTTGCTTTTCAGCGCCGCGCCCAGCGTCTCGATGGCGTGGCTGGCATTGTTAAGCCGCCACGACTGCCAGCCCAGCGCCGCAAACGCCAGCGCCAGCACTACCGCCAGCACACGCATCAGGCCGCCATCGGCTCATGAAGCTGCGCGCGGGCAATCTGATACAGAACCAGCGTCAGCAGGTAAAACACCAGGGTGATCACCCATCCCGAAAACGCCAGGCACAGAACAATAAGCAACCTGATAGCCCAGGTACGCACGGGTTTTACGGGGTGCGCCCTGAATTTCAGCAATGCCGCCCTGACCTCATCCCGCGCCCTCTCTCCGGCGAACCACCCGACAGCGCACAGCGCAGCAAGCAGCCAGGCGAGAAAGCATGACACCTGGACAGCCGCACTAACCAGAACCGGCGCACCGCTGCGCGGATACAGCAGGCTGATAACCAGCAGCGCAGCCCATGCCAGCTGGAAAAAAACGCTCATGACTTTCTTTTTCATTCCGTTATGCTCCTTTTAAGCACCAGGCCATTTCCCGCGCGCGGCGGTTGTCCAGCCCCTGATTAAAAACACCTTTGACATATACCCAGCGCGGCAGCTGATGGCAGGCATCCGCCCAGCGCCGCTGGTTCAGCAACTTAACCAGCGTGGAGCTGCAGGCGTTGCCGGTGCCCACGTTGAAAGCAAACGACACCACCGCGTCATAGACCTTTTGCGGCATCGGCTGCACCACACATTTTTCCAGCGCCCGCTCCACGCGCTGCACATTGGTGATAAGTCCCTGCGCCGCCTGCCGTTCCGTGATAGTTTTGCCCGGCACCACACCGGACGTATTGCCGATCCCGTCGGTCCACACGCCCGCGCTGCACTGATAAGGCTGCAGGCGGCATCCCTCGTAATCGGCGATCAGTTTCAGCCCCTCAACGGAGGTATGAAGCGACTGGAAACCGGGCAGCGTGGCGGCGATAGCCAGCACCGCCCCGACAAGGCAGCGCTTAACGATTGAAGGATTCATATTCCCCCCGCGAAATTTTGCCGCCACGTAACAATTTGAAAGACTGGTGTTTGTAGTACCAGTTGATAGCCAGCATCAGCACACCAATCAGTACGCCGCCAACCGTTGACGCATCCTTGAGCGACAGATCGCCCAGCCATGCCAGCAGCACGGCGATGCAGTAAGTGATAAAGGCGCTGATTCGTTCAAGCGTCATAATTCAGTCCCATAGCTGGACGGTCTGCGCCGTGGTTGACGCCGTAATGTCCGGCAGCTCCACCTGCAGCCCGTGCGGTAAAAATGGGCCGTACTCAGCCAGCCCCGGATTTGCCTTCAGTACCTGCTCCGTGACACCCTGCGTGCGCCCGTAATGACGCCAGCAAAGCGCGTCCACCGTGTCATACTGATGCGCACGCACTTTCATCAGATAAGCTCCACTGTGCAGTGCGGCGCGTCCTGTACCCGGCTGATGGCCCAGCGGGCGTCACGCCATAAATCACCGCTGGCTTCCGCCAGTTCCTCGCCCCGCTTCACACCGGATGCCGTGGCGTCATAGTCCTGGTAACGTTCGTTGAGCATGGCGCGTGCCCAGCAGTAAACCGCGTTGAAATAGTGCTGAATGCGCTCACTTTTGCCGTCCAGCTGTTCCGCCGGAACCTCTGCCAGCGATGCATACCCCAGCATCTGCTGGCGTCTGCGAAACTCATACAGCTCTGCGTTGACCTCCGAAATTGCCGACAGCGCAACCTGCTTTAAACGCGGCTGCGTCACCGTGCCGTCAGTGCGCATGACACTGCGAAACTCCGACAGGTCCACATCAGGCCAGAACGGCGTATTTCTGATGATTTCCGCCTGTTCCGGTGCCTGTTCTGGCGCAACAAACTTCATGCTGCTTTCTCCTGAAATAGAGGGCGGTGGACGGGGTTTTGATGTGGCAGTGCCTTTCGCCACCCCGTGCCGCCCGTGCGCGGGGGCACGTTCTGTCAGCGGCTGTCATTGCGCAGTCTGCGCTCCAGCTGCTGTTTGTCTTTTTTCACGCCACAGCGGGGATCGAGCTGTAACGCATGGTTGAGATGATTAATGGCAGACGCCGGATTGCTTTCACTCAGGACCGCGCCAATCGCTTTATGCAGACGCGCCCGTGACTGGTCCGGCATATCCAGACCGTCTGTCAGCTCCAGCGTCTGCAGCAACAGATCGGCATCAAAGCCGGTGGTGGCAAGCATTGCGCTCTGCGCGGCGTCTGCCATTTCCTCTGCCAGCACGGTCTGCACGTTGCGGTTACCCAGCGGCATCACCCAGCCATGACGCAGGGCATGACGCCCGATCTCCAGCGCTCCGGCATAATCTCCGGCATCAATGCGCCACAGCATCACGTACATCAGCACGTCATCCTGTTGAGCGCCTCCGGCAGCCAGGACACCCTCTGCCCAGGCGGCGTACTTCGGCAGCAGCTCCACCTTGATTTCCGCTTTTTTGACCGTGGACTGAACGCCCTTGAGACGGCGGCGGTCTTCCGCCAGTTGCAGCAGCATCAGGTCATAGCCCGATGCGTGGCGAACACTGCCGCCCTCGCGGGCGGCCTGTTCAGCCTGAACGCGCAGGCGATGCTGCCGTGCGGGACTCAGGCTCATGGATTACGCTCCGGTTTCGGCTGCGGCGGCGCTGAAATCACCAATCTGGATGTTTTCCACCAGTGCGGCGCAGCGGTAGTCCTCAACCACATAGGCTTCATTAACGGATTCAAAGTTTTCAATCCGGTCACGTTTCGGGTTGTCGATAACCGAACGACGGCGGGTGTCTTCCTGCCAGTAGATGGACAGGTTATCCAGACGGGTGATCAGCAGCGCATTCGGCGGGAAGAACGGCGCACGCACGGCCTGCAGGCCACCCATGCGTTTCTGACTGATGATCATATCGGCAGCCAGTTTTTCACTGTTTTCCTGCTCTTTGTTGACCAGCGGGAAATACTTGTCAGACAGCAGTTCACGACCGCAAATCACAACCAGATCGTCATCGTCCTGATAGACCACGTCGATAAGCTCGTTAACGGCATCCATCACCACGGCGTCCAGGTTGGCATATTCGCCACCTTTCCCGACTTTCACCGCACCCGGTGTGGTTTCACCGCCCGTGGTGGTGCTGCCCATGACGTGATCCGGTGCATCCTCACGGATTTTCTGCAGCCAGCCTTTATTCACATCCTGCAGTAGCGGGTTTTCGCTACGGTTGGAGGTTTTCGCACGCTTCACGCCGTTAAAGCCGATCATGATGCGGTCCAGTGCCTGACGTTTCACGATGGCGTTACGGATACGCACCTGGAAATCCTGAAACTTCGCCCACAGGTCCAGCTTCGCGTAGGTCAGCACGGTGTCAAAGTTGGTCTGTTCGCATTTGTATTCCACATCGACCATCAGCGTCGGATCGACAGGTTCACGCTCTTTCGCGGTGGTGTCAGTGGTTCCGGCAATGGTGCTGCCAACACCCAGCCCCAGCAGCTGACCGGACTGCTCAGTCACTGGCGTGACGTTAATCAGCGTCAGGAAAGCGGCGGACTGCTGGATCTGGTCTTCCAGCGTCTGCTGCACAGACGGCTCTACAGTGAACTTGCTGGACAGTTCTTCAACTGCCACACCGTTCAGACGCGCCAGCTGCTGCAGGTAAGCGTTAAAAGCAAAGCGGGTATTCTTCTTCATCGGGTTTTGTGCTCCATCAGCAATTGGTCAGAGTGTCAGCGGGGGCGTTACCGCCTGTTGCACGCTGGCGGTAGTCCTGGCGGCTGTCTTCATGACTCAGCTTGTCCACCAGTTCGTTAAAGGCGGTTTGCTGTGCCTGCAGGGCAGTCTCCAGCTCAGACAGGCGTTCTTCCTGCTCAGACAGGGATTTTTCGGTGCGTGCGCTCAGGTTCTGCTGCTCAGTGGCGACCAGCTCCACGGCCTTATGCACATCAGAGAACCGGGCGTCATCGGACTGCTCTTTTTTGGTAAACAGCGCCGTGACGCGGGCAAACAGGGACGGTTTGTCGTCCTGGATTTCTTCCAGTTCGATCACCGTTTCCTCTGCAGCGGTAAAGAGATTGGCAGGATTCTGCTTGCGGTTTGCCAGCGGGTTATGGGCTGCACTGGCGCTGAATGTCAGCATTTCCGTACCCAGACTGGCGGGATCATCAGTGGCAGCCAGGCCGACCAGGTAGGCTTTGCCCGTATCAGCAAACTTCGGGCTGACTTCCATAGAGGTGAATAATTTCTGTCCTTTTTTCACCAGTTCCACCAGGGACTCCGTTGGCTCAACGTCGGCATACAGCGCCATCTTGCCCGCCAGCGGCCCGTCCTTGATTTCTTCTGCAACCAGCCCCGTCACCCTGCCGTAGCGGTTAAAGGTGCTGTCCGGCAGATAAGACTTGATGTGCTCAAGGTTAATCAGCGCGGTATAGACCGCCGGGTTGTAGCTGGCAGCCATCTGTACCAGCCATTCACGCTGGATTTCGCGCCCGTCAGTGGTGGCACCTTCCACCCCGATACGGAAACGCTTTGCTTTCACTGTCATGAGCCGTGCTCCGTTAGAAAAAACTTACTGGAGCCTTATGTTTGCGGTGATGGGGGGAGTGAAACAACGCGCGGCACTTGTACGGTAAACCACACAAACCGCAGCCGGGGAAAGCCGCCTGTCAAGGCCGTATGTTTGTGCCATGAACACCACACTGACCCCCGCAGACCTCGATCCCCGTCGGCAGGCCATGCTGCTGTACTTTCAGGGATACCGCGTAGCCCGCATTGCTGAAATGCTGGGCGAGAAAGTTGCAACCGTTCACAGCTGGAAGAAGCGCGACAAATGGGGCGACTATGGGCCGCTGGATCAGATGCAGCTCACCACCGCCGCACGTTACTGCCAGCTCATTATGAAGGAGCAGAAAGAAGGAAAAGACTTCAAGGAAATTGACCTGCTGGCGCGCCAGTCAGAGCGCCACGCCCGGATCGGTAAATTTAACGATGGCGGTAACGAAGCGGACTTAAATCCGAACGTTGCCAACCGCAACAAAGGCCCGCGCAGGCAGCCAGAAAAGAATGTTTTTACCGATGAACAGACCGAAAAGCTGGAGGAAATCTTCCGCAACGGCATGTTTGAATATCAGCGCCACTGGTGGCAGGCAGGCGTAAAACACCGCATTCGCAACCTGCTTAAATCACGCCAGATCGGGGCAACATACTTTTTTGCCCGCGAGGCGCTGATTGACGCCATCACTACCGGGCGTAACCAGATTTTCCTCTCAGCCAGTAAGGCGCAGGCGCACGTCTTTAAGCAGTACATCATCGACTTTGCAAAAGAGGTGGATGTTGAGCTGAAAGGCGACCCGATGACGCTCAGCAACGGCGCGTGCCTGTACTTCCTCGGCACCAACGCCCGCACGGCGCAGAGCTACCACGGCAACCTGTACCTTGATGAATATTTCTGGATACCGAAATTCCAGGAGTTGCGCAAGGTTGCCTCCGGTATGGCCATTCACAAGAAATGGCGACAAACCTACTTCTCCACGCCGTCCAGCCTGACCCACAGCGCCTATCCATTCTGGTCCGGCGCGCTGTTCAACCGGGGTCGCGCCAAAGCGGACAAGGTGGATATTGACCTGACCCACAGCAACCTTGCACGCGGCGTGCTCTGCCCGGACGGACAGTATCGCCAGATCGTCACCGTGGAGGATGCGGTGCTCGGTGGCTGTAATCTGTTCGACCTTGACCAGCTGCGCATGGAGTACAGCCCGGACGAATACCAGAACCTACTGATGTGCGAATTTATTGACGATCTTGCGTCAGTGTTCCCGCTCAGCGAGCTGCAGGCGTGCATGGTGGACAGCTGGGAAGTCTGGTCCGATTTTCAGGCGCTGGCGCTGCGTCCGTTTGGCTGGCGCGAAGTCTGGATCGGATACGACCCGGCGAAAGGCACGCAGAACGGTGACAGCGCCGGGTGCGTGGTGGTGGCACCGCCAACCGTGCCGGGCGGCAAGTTCCGCATACTTGAGCGGCACCAGTGGCGCGGGATGGACTTCCGCGCCCAGGCTGACGCCATCAAAAAGCTGACGCAGCAGTACAACGTGACCTATATCGGCATCGACTCGACCGGTGTCGGTCACGGTGTCTACGAGAACGTGAAAGCGTTCTTTCCTGCGGTGCGGGAGTTTGTCTACAACCCCAACGTCAAAAACGCCCTGGTGCTCAAGGCATACGACATTATCAGCCACCGCCGTCTGGAGTTTGACGCGGGACACACCGACATTGCGCAGTCCTTTATGGCTATCCGCCGCGCCACCACCGCCAGCGGAAACCGCCCTACCTACGAAGCCAGCCGCAGCGAAGAAGCCAGCCACGCAGATTTGGCCTGGGCAACGATGCACGCACTGTTTAACGAACCGCTGCAGGGCGAAGCCGCCAATACCAGCAATATTGTGGAGATTTTCTGATGCACTCAACCCCAACTAACCTCATGACCACCGCCAGCCTGCCTGTAGATCGCCCTTTCTTTGCTTACCAGCATGAATGGAACAGCGGCACACGCAGCAGAAACCGTGTGCTTACAAAAATGCGTCAGGCGGGCGCGGATTTCTTTTTCGCCTACGAAGCCCTGAACGATGCACTGCATACCGGACGCAACCAGATTTTTCTGGGCTGCACCCCGGCATCCGCCCTGACAGTCAAAACCTATATTTCAGCCTTTATAGATCAGGCCGCAGCCTGGACACACCTTGGAAAAATAAAATCAGGCAAAGCGCATCTGGAACTACCAAATGGTGCGATCATTTATTTTATCGGGCCGGAAAGTCTCGCCGCCGCGCTCCATGGAAACGTCTACGTGTCAGAGTATGCCTGGGCGGACTCCCCGAAAAATATGATTGCGCTCGCCAAAGGCCTGTCCATGCACGCGCGCTATCACGCTACCTACTACACCACCCCAAGCCCCAGCCCGGAAGCATGGCGGGAATACAAGAAGCTGATTTCCCGCAACAGCACAACCAGCATGACCTTTACCGCTGATGACGCTGCAGCATCCGGGGCAACGCTCGCAACCGGAGCCGCGCTCTTTGATAATGAATGGCTGAATGACATGAAAAAAGAATTATCAGCAGAGGACTGGAAAATGCTGTTTATGTGCGAATGGCCCCAGGCTGACAAGGAGCAGGCGGCATGAGCAAACGTAAAAACAAGAATAACCGCGCAGCGGTAGATCACAACGCACAATCAGGCGGCGCTGCGGCGGAGGCGTTCAGCTTTGGCGACCCGGTGCCGGTGTTAGACCGACGCGAATTGCTGGACTACGTGGAATGCGTGCAGATGGACCGCTGGTATGAGCCGCCGGTGAGCTTTGACGGACTGGCGCGGACCTATCGCGCCGCCGTGCATCACAGCTCACCGATTGCCGTTAAGCGTGACATTCTCAGCAGTACCTACATCCCGCACCGCCTGCTCAGCCAGCAGGCTTTTGCCCGTTTCGTTCAGGACTATCTGGTGTTCGGTAACGCCTATCTGGAAAAACGCACCAACCGGCTCGGCGGCGTTCTCTCACTTGAGCCAGCGCTGGCGAAGTACACACGGCGAGGCGTGGACCTCGACACCTACTGGTTTGTGCAGTATGGCCTGACCACACAGCCCTATGAATTTACGCAAGGCAACATCTTTCATCTGCTGGAGCCGGATATTAACCAGGAGATTTACGGGCTGCCCGGCTATCTCTCCGCCATCCCGTCAACCCTGCTCAACGAGTCCGCAACGCTGTTCCGCCGGAAGTATTACATCAACGGCAGCCATGCGGGTTTCATCATGTACATGACCGACGCAGCACAGAATCAGGAGGACGTGAACAATATCCGCCAGGCAATGAAAAGCGCCAAAGGGCCGGGCAACTTCCGTAACCTGTTTATGTATTCGCCCAATGGTAAAAAAGACGGCATCCAGATCATCCCGTTGTCGGAAGTTGCGGCAAAGGATGAGTTTCTTAACATCAAGAACGTTAGCCGCGATGACATGATGGCAGCGCACCGCGTACCGCCGCAAATGATGGGCATTATTCCCAACAATACCGGCGGCTTTGGTGATGTGGAAAAGGCCAGCCGCGTCTTTGTCCGCAACGAGCTGATGCCGCTGCAGAAGCGACTGCAGGAGCTTAACGACTGGCTGGGCGAAGAAGTGATCCGCTTTGAGCCGTACACGCTGGGACTGACAGAAGACAAGCGCAACGACTGACCCACCGCACCGCGACAACAAGACCGCCTCTCACAGCGCCCCAGCAGCATTCTGCGGGGCGCTTCTTTTTTGCTGCCGCTCCCTCACCCTCACCGATTGAAGCCGCCAGCGTGCCGGAGATTGCGCCGAATTTTCACCATTTCACTCCGTTGCGCGCGCTCGTATCCCCGCCACGCCTGCCCGCTTTGTGTAGTGGTTTTCATGCACCTGCATGACATAAGCAAAAGCCCGCCAGTTCTGGCGGGCCTCAGCAAAAACGATCCTCAAACGATCATGCGATTTCATGCGGCATAGTCATGCACAACAGCACTAACGCCTCGCGTGGCTCGTTGTTCAACCTTGCGGACGGTAAAAACCAGTTTTATCGTCCGCAACGTTCGCTAATGTAACCAGCTGTCGTCCTCCCAGACCTGCTGCATTATTTCCATCACTCGCTTTTTATCTTCATCCAGTTTTAACCCGCTCAGCTCAACGCCGTTGGCGCTGCCCTTACGGATACGAATTGCTGTTTTGGGATACAGAGGGCGCAAATTACGGTAAAGCTCGGATTCAAGGGCGTCCAGTGTAGCCTGGCTAATCTTCTGCTCTTTATCGATCATTATTTCAATGCGCATACAGATTCCCCTCTAACTTGAAACGCCCATGGCTCGGCTGTACTCATGATTTCTGATTTTTTCCATCAGCTCATCGGTCAGTTCGGACACCCACTGGATAGCCAGCCGCTTTTCTTCGTCGCTGCACTCACTAGCCGCTACAAGCTTGATAAAAAAATCAATGCGCTGGAGCTTCAATGACTCCAAAAGATAATCCTGCATTTTCCCTCCTATCACTACCTCGGATACACAACAACTGTATATATATCCACTGTTTATAATTACAGTATAGTAGGAGTTTGCGAATGTAAACCGTTTTTTATCTGTCAATTAGATCGCTCTGATGCGGATCAATAAGAGCAAGAATTGTTAAAGCTGCGGCATCAGTACCACTGACGCCATTTGTCATCTTCCTGCAGACGATTGTTGCGGTAAAAAATACGCAGCCCGGCACCTGACGGAATACTGCCGCCGCGCAGAAGCAGGTCAATCTCTGACTCGCTACCATCGAACCCTCTGGAACTCAGTTCTGCCACAAGCTGCAGGCGCTGCTGATCCGAAATATTCTTTTTATATGCTTTTTTCCGCTTCGGTTTTACCAGCCTTAACCTGGCTGTCAGCTCCCGCCGTTCCTTCTGGCCCATGTTGTGGAGATATTCCTGCAGCTCCTTCTCATCCATGGTTTTAATATCGGGTAAATCCCCCCCTGATTTGTTCAGATTTTCAACAGGGGGACAGTTATTGCCACGAGTCCAAGGGGCGCAAGCGCCCTGGTCGGCTGCCGCCTCCTGAACGTCAACGGCCTTACGAACCTTTTTCCACTTCACCGCGTGCGTGCAAATCTTGCCCTCTGCAATCGGGGACCAGATGCCATAGATACGGATACCGTGATCGCCGTAGGCGCTCGGTTCGTCGTTAAGTTCATATGCCGTGCGGACAAGGTGATGTTTACGGGGAACCAGCACACCGCCCTGCTTCATGATGTAGGTGGCAAAGCAGCCCGCATCAGCCGCCGCCAGTACCGCATCCAGACGTGGATTATCCAGTACCGGCGCACCTGCTTTGCGTTCGCCCTGCACTCTCGCCGCCTGACCAGCCAGCAAGCGCAGCTCGCGGTATGCCTGACGCCCCGGAATACCAAAGAAACGAAATTGCTGGACACGGTGCAGTGACGCCCAGGCGCTGACATGCTCGGCGCTATCACGCAGTGATCTGCCGGTTTCTTTGCTGATTTCTTTAGCCAGCCCGCGCCCGTCGATGTTTTTGCTGATGTATTTAGCGATATAGCTGGTCGGCGTGCCCTTGCGCGGGTTGATAAGCTCGGACTTGAAGCGCGGCCCTGTATTGGTGCCCAGCTCCTCGCGGTCTTCACGGATGGCAAACTTACGCAGCAGCGCGGTGATGGAACGGCGATCTTTTTTGCGCATGAAGCACAGCAGGTGCCAGTGCACGGTGCCGTCGTGGTGCGGCTCTGCCACCCGGACGCCATACCAGCGCAGCCCGGCCTTGTGCATTGCCTTGCGAAAAGCGGCGAACGTATCAACCAGATAGTCACTACTCTGCCGGACAGTGGCACTGGTCCACTTCGGATTAGGTCTGCCGTTGTTGAGGGTTGCGTGGAAGCGTGACGGGCAGGTGATGGTATAAAACACCGCGCAGTCTCCGCGCATTTCCGCGATCAGCTCCAGCCCCTTAACACAGGCCATCATTTCATTACGGCGGTGTGCCGGATTGCTGTTGCTGGCGTTCACCACGTCTTCCATGTCCAGCGTGTCGCCGTCTTCGTTAACCAGCTCATGTGAGCGGAAGAACTCCAGCGATTTGCGGCGCTGCTCGCGTTTGTGGATCACGGCTTCGTAGCTGACATACGGGGATGCTTTTTTGTTGACCAGGCAGACGGCGCGCAGTTGTTCCTCGCGCCACTCGCAGCGCATCTGCCACAATTTGCGATACCACCAGTCCGCGCACAGCATACGCGCCAGCGATGGTGGGATCAGTTCATAGGGCACCGGCTTGCGGCGGCGCTTTTTGCGGCGTAACTGCTCAAAGGCAGGCGGGATGACCTCAAGGCGCATCGCCTCTGCGGCAACCCTTTCCCATGCCTGGCGGATTTCTTCTGGTTTAACATCATCGCTGACAAACAGATCACCACAGGCCGCATCGAGACACATGCTCATATGTGCCGCAACCAGCGTGGAAAGACGCTTGACCTGATCCTGATTCATTTCAGGCAGTACCAGCAGCCCCTCCAGCCCGTCATGACTCGCCATGAACCGGAAAGAGGCAGACACCTGACTGTCACGCACGCGCTCCAGCCGCTCAAGACACGGCCTGATTGTTTCACGCAGGTAGCGGGAATAGGCTTTTGCCCTGCCCAGACTATGGAAATATTTAATCCGCTCCAGCAGAGGCTTGCTGATATGGGACGGCATGGCGTTAACGTCAGCCAGAATAACCAGATCGGGATTAAAACGCTGCTGCTCGCGCGCCATTTTGGCATGGCTAATCAGCCGGTCCTGCTCCATTTCACGCTGGACAGGATCACGGGATTCATTGAAGAAATAGCGTTCCCAGACCTCATCGCTCAGCGCCTCACGGCGCAGCTGCTCCTGCTCGTTATCCGCAGCGTAAAGAGCGATCAGGTTTGAAAGCGCAGACTCCGGCGCGACTTCCGCCGGGTCCAGATATGGGTTAACCGCTTTTTTGGGGTTATTCCATGAAAAGGCCACGGCGGCCTCATTCGAGCCGCCGGTGGTTGGTGCATTATGTAATGTGAATTTACTCACTGCCACGCCCGCACCTCAGTTTCCACCGAGATATCTGGACCGGACGCCAAATCGACATCAAACCAGCCTGCTGATTTTGTGGCGATGATTTCTGATGCAGATTTACCATCACCTGCAGCCACACCCATGCTGCGCTTTGCGGTGATACGGTGGCGGTTGAAATTACGATAAAGGGAGCGTGTCATGGATGTGTCGCTGTTGGACACGATAACCGGATGACCTTCTGATGACCGGCGTTCAAGAATAGACGCCAGATGATACTGGTCGTCCTCTGTAAAACCGGCAGTGTGATAACCGTTAAATGTGCCATCGTATGGCGGATCACAATAAACCACATCACCCGTCTGCAGCATCGCCAGTGTTTCGTCATAGCTGGCACAGATAAACGTTGCGTGTTGAGCCTTTTCTGCAAAAGTGCGTATTTCTTTTTCAGGGAAATACGGATTTTTATAATTACCGTAAGGGACATTAAAATGACCGCTCAAGTTATAGCGGCACAGTCCACGATAACCATGACGATTGAGATAAAGGAAATATACTGCTTTCATGAAATCAGTAATTTCAGAGGAATGATTAAACTCATGTCTAATGTTGTAATAAGCAACTTCTCTATTCGCTATCGCAAAAATATTTTTTGCACGTGATATGAAAGCCTCACAATCGAGGGCAATTTTTTTATAGAGATTGATAAGATCGGGATTAATATCCGCGACAAGATAATGAGGATAGTCTGTTGCCATCATCACAGCACAGGAACCGGCGAACGGCTCCACCAGTCTCTGACCTGCAGGCAAATGCTTAATCAGTTCTGGCATGATGGCGGTTTTATTTCCCGCCCATTTCAGGATGGTGCTCATTTAGCACCACCTTTAGCCAGAGCACGGACAAGCCCTAGCGTCATTTTGCAATCAGCTAAAGCTCGGTGCGCCTTACCTTCAACCACAACACCTTCATGCGCAGCAGCATCAACCAGCTTATGCCATTTATAGCCATTAAATCGTCCCGGCTCGCCTCGATACTCTGCATAAAGCTTCATTGCGCAAACAGAATGAGCAGCCAGCATCCATGGCGCACCTTCAGAAGGTTTTCCATTCAATGCGTAGGTCTGACGAATTAACCGGAGATCAAAATCGGCGTTATAGATAACAAACCCAAAGCGCCGAAATAGTTCCTCCGCTGCCCCGCATATATCAGTCCAGGCAGGCGCAAAAGCTACCATTTCATTAGTAATTCCATGAATGGCTATTGCTTCATCAGGGATAGGCTTAGTGGGCTTAATTAGCGTATTAAGCATAATAAACCCATGACTATCAATAATGCATATTTCAACTATTTCCGCATCATCACCCAGCCCGGTCGTTTCGGTATCAATAAATAAGTAGTCATTATCAAGCCATTGATTTGCACGTTGGCTAATTGTCATCTTATCGGTATTCATACCGCACCTCCGTTATAGTGTTTGCCTTTCAGCTCTGAAATTTCCTGACAGGTGACGCAGCACTGCACGCCCGGAATGGCGCGGCGGCGTGCTGGCGGGATCGGTGCATCGCACTCAATGCAGAGAACACGGGAAACGCCCGGCGTTTTATTGCGGGCGGTGTGGATGTGGCGCTGGCGTTCCTCTTCAACGTGCTGCTGTACAAGGTCCATTGAATCAGCCATCAGTGGATCTCCTGCGCTTCGTTCTGAATCTTCACCGCTTCCTGACGCAGCAGCTCAGCCGCTTCCGTGTGGTTAAGCTGACGTGACACGATACGAGCAGCTAAAGAATCCAGACGTGCAGCCATCACATCTGCGCGTCCCCGGCGTTCTTCTTTGCGTGCCTCAGTCAGTTGAGTCCAGCATCATCTGGTCCGGCTTTAGTAGTACGGGTTTCGATATTTCGCATAGTTGTTTCTCCTGAATTTGGGCAATAAGAAGCCCGGCGGGTTTACGCCATTAATTTCTGTTGTGGATTAATTCGGCATGGTTAGCCGTTTGGGAAATAAGCTCACCACTGCACGAAAATGATTCATTGCTTTAACCAGTTCCCGCTTTTCGTCAGTAGTCAGATCACTAATATTGACGCCGTGACGTTCTGCCGGAATTTTTGCCATATAAAAAATGGCTGCCAGTGCCCGCTCATTCTGTTTATTATTTACGTCGCGTGGATCGCGCATATCTTTAATAAACCTTTCAAGCTCCGGCTCAATATTCAGACCAAACACTTTAGCCCTCAATTCCGCAATATGGTTCAGTCCTTCCAGGCGTTCACCGGGGCTTAATGGAACAGTCGCCGTAGCGCCTTCAATAGCCATGATTTCCCCTGTTTGGTTGTGGACAGGTCAGCCAGCAGTTCGTCCTGAGAGCGGCACGGGTGCCAGCGTTTGCCATCCTTCCCCATGATCCAGCCGTGACCGTAGTGCACTGCCGGGCTTTGCTTTACGAGAAGTGATGCAAAAGATGGTTCTTTAGTCAGCATAACCACCTCAGATCAGACCGAACGAAGCACCGAGGCCCGTCACGGTATCCACCGCGCTTGCCATCGCCGGGTTGGCCTGTAAACGCGCCTGCATCGAAACGGCAGCCAGTGCCATCAGACGAGTAACAGAGTTAATGCTGCTGATAACATCGCGGCGGCCTGCGGTGGTTTTCACATCACCTGATACGGCACCGGCAGCAACACGTCCGATTTCAGCAGTAGCGCTCATGACGTAATGCGGCAGCTTCTCTTTTGCGACTTCATTCAATGGCACACTAGGCAAGCAGTGCATCTGAGCCAGAAAACCGTCAACCAGTGCTGGGTCCTCAGTCAGGTCGGTAAGCAGATGAATTTCCGGTGCTGTGAGCTGATGCGGCTGATCCGGATTCAGTTTGTTACGCAGCGTCTGGACGTTCATTCCTGCGCGTTCTGCCAACTTCGCCATATTGTGACGCAACGCGAAAGCACGGCAGGCATCGTCGAAATGTGGATGTTTGGAAATCTTATAATCAAACATGTTTCATACCTCAAAAGTTCACATAATTGAACTTAACAACCAACTACAACGTTGTAATTGAATGCAGACTTGTCCATGTTTTTGCTCGCTTGGTCCTTTTTGTATTTGAGGTAAAGAATGAATACGCGCCCTTTGTTTTTTTCCTTCTTTTCAATGTAGTTGGCCAGTTTACCGTTATGAATCATCTGATAAACCGAGCCACGGGAGTACCCCTCCCATTCAGCGAACTCAGCAGGAGTCGCTATAACTTTTGGTACACGAATTGAAATATCAGTGCTCATAGTGCAGTATCTCTTACTTTGTGTGCGTGTTAGTTCGTTTTAGCCCGTCTCTTAAACTCTCACATCAAGAGACATGAAGACATTACGATCTTGATTCAAGATTGTCAAATGGAGATTACCAATGTTAAACATCAGAATGGGTTCCGATACGGGAGGTAAAGCAGCTATTGAGAGGCTGCTTGCGGCTTATGGATTTACAACTAAGCAGGCATTAAGCGAGCACCTGAATGTCTCAAAAAGCACTATGGCGAACAGAGTGTTACGTGACAGTTTTCCTGCTGACTGGATAATTCAGTGCGCACTAGAAACCGGTGTTTCGTTGCTTTGGTTAGCTACAGGACAGGGAAGCATGAAAGGAGGAAGTGAGCCTGAAAAAAGTTCTCACAATGAGAACAAACAAGCAATTAAACCGTTATCCAAACTCATAACTCCATCTATTCCTAAAGGAACCTTGGAGAATGGACAACTCAGTATTGATGAAGAGATTTTCTTAGACCACAGCATATTACCTGCAGATTATGAAGAATCGATGTTCTTAGAAACCCCTACTGATTGTTATCTCATCGATAAATCAGTTAAACAAGTCAGCAATGGATTCTGGCTTATCAATATTGATGGAATGATTATTATTGCAAAAATCATGCGGATTCCCGGCAATAAGATTGTAGTAAATCAAGATGAAGCGTCTTTCGAGTGCTCTGCTGATGATGTGGAAGTTATTGGGCGTGCAGTCAAAGTAATAAAGAGTATCTAAACATGACTGTCAGAAAACAGCCAAACGGTAAATGGTTGTGCGAGTGCTACCCAAGCGGGCGTGACGGTAAGCGCGTCCGTAAGCAGTTTGCGACGAAAGGCGAGGCTATAGCGTTTGAAAACTTCACAATGGATGAAGTGAACAAAAAGCCATGGTTAGGTGAAAAGGATGACCGGCGGCAATTGTCAGAAGTAATCGAGCAGTGGCATTCGCTATATGGACAGACCCTTGCCGACCCCAAGCGACTGATGGCAAAACTTAGCATTATTTGTAATGGCCTGGGCGATCCCATTGCCTCGGAGCTAACTGCCGGAGACTTTACAAAATACCGTGAAGCGCGCCTAAAGGGTGAGGTCAAAAATGAAGATGGCGTGCTTATGTCGCCAGTTAAGCCCCGCACGGTAAACCTGGAACAACGCAACCTATCATCAGTTTTTGGCACGCTGAAAAAGCTGGGCCACTGGTCAGCACCCAACCCACTCGCCGGGCTACCAACATTCAAGATCGCAGAGGGTGAACTGGCGTTCCTGGCACCGGAGGAAATTAAACGCCTGCTGGATGCCTGCGCCGATTCTCAAAGCCCCAGCTTGCTGATGATTGCAAAAATATGTTTGGCTACCGGTGCGCGCTGGAGTGAAGCCGAAAACCTGCAGGGCCATCAATTATCAAAATACCGCATCACCTACACCAAAACCAAAGGCAAGAAAAATAGAACCGTCCCGATTTCACAGGATCTGTATGACGAACTCCCCAAGAACCGGGGGAAGTTATTCACACCGTGTAGAAAAGCCTTTGAGCGTGCTGTTAAGCGGGCTGGTATCGATTTGCCAGAGGGCCAATGTACTCATGTGCTGCGCCACACCTTCGCCAGCCATTTTATGATGAACGGCGGAAACATACTGGTCCTCCGCGATATTCTGGGCCATGCAGACATTAAAATGACGATGGTTTACGCCCACTTTGCGCCCGATCACCTGGAAGATGCAGTGACGAAAAACCCCCTTCACAATCTCAACTGGAACCGCTAAATTATGGCGGCACTTTGGCGGCATAGACTTAAAATCACATAAAACCCGACGAACACAAAAAACAATAAGGTAATGATTTAAAACGTAAATGTATGTTTTTTCTGATGTAAAAATGGTATGTAGGAATTTCGGACGCGGGTTCAACTCCCGCCAGCCCACCAAATATTGATGTACTGAAGTTCAGTAAAGTCTACTAAGCCCGCACAGCACAAGCTCTGCGGGCTTTTTTACGTCTATTGTAGTCTAGTGAGAATTGCTGAGAACTACGAGTTATGGCACCCTGAATGGGACCCACGAAGATGGGTCCTAAAATCGAGGGTCCCAAACATGGCCAAAATCGCTAAGAAGCTCACTGACACTGAAATCAAAAGCACCAAACCTGCCGAAAAAGAGGTTAACCTTTTTGACGGCGATGGTTTGCTGTTGCGAATCGCTCCCCTGGCGAAGGGAGGGAAGAAAAATTGGTATTTCAGATATGCAGTGCCTGTGACCAAAAAGCGAACTAAGG